TCTGCTCCTTGGCCTGCTCGGTGGCGACGTTGATCTTGTACGGCACCAGGGGGATCCCGAGAGTGCTGAACAGGTTCTGACGGTAGGCCCCGTCGTTCTGGGCCTTGAGCTGCCTCGCCCGCTTGGTGATGCCGAAGAAGTCATCGACACCCCCGAGGGCGGGGATGACCTGCTCGGCGACCGACGCCGGGCTGATACCCGGCCTCTTGCCCACGATGGCCCCGGAGTTGGGATCGATATCGAGCTGGGGGTACAGCTCGGGAGTTCCACCGAAGGTGTCGAGCCCCATGCCCTTGAGGATCTCGGAGGCGACGGGGTTCAGCCCTCCGATGAGGCCCCACCCGGAGAAGATGTTGGCCGCGTCCCGGAAGGGGTTGATGGCTTTGATGTCGGACACCTTGACGTTGCCGAACTTGTCCGGCGAGCCGATGAAGAACAGCTTCTGGAGCGTGACGGGCAGACCGGTGTTCCAGTCCTTGTTCTCGTTCTCGGCGATGTGGGCCATGACCGCGGCCCGGACCGGGTGGTCGGCCGGGAAGCTGAGCAGGAACCGGACGATGTACTTGGTGAAGCCGTAGAAGGGCAGCCACTGGCGGATGGCCGTGCGCTCGAAGGTGGTCATCCCGTCCCAGTCCACGAAGGTCTTGTGGACGTGCTCGATGGCCAGCTCCCGGGCATGGGCATCGGTGTAGCCCTTGGCCTTGCCCCGCTTCTCCTCGCCCAGGAGCGCGACACAACGCTCCCAGTTGTTCATCATCTCCTCGAAGCGACCCAGGGCCCCCTGCATCTTGGCCAGCCGGGAGCCCGCCCACTTGCCGATGGCCATGTGCATGATCTGGTCCGTGGACATGACGTCCAGGCCCTGGCTCATCTCGGGGGGCATCTCCCCGTTCTTCATCATCTTGTAGGCCTGGGTGATCGAGGCCACCTCATGCCAGTCCCCGGTCAGCATCATGCCCATGGCCCCACCCACCACCACATGCATGAAGTGCCGGGGGGAGAGGAAGAACAGACTGGCCTTCATGACCCCGGTGACCTTGGCCCCGGCCTTGCCGATGGGGCTGGACTCATGGGGCCGGGCGGCGTCCTCGAAGGCTTTCTGTACGTGCTTGGGAACCCAGATGTCCTCGCCGCGCTGGAACCGCTCCAGCCCGTCGATCCGGTCACTGGCCCTGGCGGAACCCTCCTGGCCGCTCCTCGGGGCCCGGTTGGTCGGACGCTTGAGACCGAACCGCTCGGGGTCGAAGAGGACGTAGTTCTCGTGGATGAGGTCGTCCCAGATCAGGGCGTCGGTCTCGTAGGGGCTGGTGCCCTTCTTCCCCATCCGCGCCTTGCGGGCCTGGAAGCTGGCTTCGAGGTTGTCCCGCATTCCCTGGGTGTTGACGGCCGCCGGGAGGATGAACTTCTCGATGGCTTCCCGGACCGCGGCCTGCCGGGCGAACTCGAAGCTGGCCGAGGACAGGGCCACGCCCACGCTCTCCACCCTGGGGGTGAGGTCGAAGATCTTCCCCTTGAACTGGGTGGGGGTCCAGAGCCGGTCGGAGAACAGGTTCGTGCCGTAGGCCTGGTTGAACCGGGAGAGGGACACGGTGTGGACCCACAGCGGGTCGTACCCGGCGCCCACCAGACCGATCCAGCCCCGTTGCACGTCGGCCTTGAGGTCGGCCCACTCCTTGTCGGTGAAGTAGGCCCCGCCGTCCCCGCGGCGGATGTACTCCAGGGCCTGGTCCAACTGGGGGGCGGTGATCTCCCCGGCCTGGTGCTTCTGCTGGAGCTTGAGCTTGGCCCGGGACTCCAGCTCCTTCTCCAGCATGGGCTGGAACTGGGCGGGAGCGTTACCCAGGAAGTACTTGAGGAACTGCTGGTTGGCCTCCTCGTTGAGCCTCTTGGCCTGCATGAAGGCATCGGCGGCCTTCAGGTGGCTGGGGCGCTGCGCGACGTTGCGGAGATCCTCCCGGGCCTTGGCCAGCCTCCTCTGGGCGGCGTCGAAGCGTCGGGCCGAGTCACCCATGAGCTTGCGCTGGGCGGCCGGTAGCTCGGGGATCGGGGTCATGGTCCGGCGCGGGGCCCTGGCCTGCTCCGGGGCCGGTTCCTCTTCGATGCCCTTGGCCCTGATCTCCGGGTTCTCAGCGGCGAAGCCGAAGGCGTCGTGGCCGTACTGGTCGTAGGCCTGACGCATGGCCGCCTGCCACTCGGCCTTGTTGACGGTCTTCCAGTCGCCGTCGCTTCCGGTCCAGCGATAGACCTGATAGGTCCCGTCCTCGTTCTTGACGATGCGGGCCTTGTCCATCGGCCGCTCGACCTTGTCCTCCACGGCCCGGAGATGGTCGCCCCGGACCTCCACCGTGTCAGGGGTGTTGGCCAGATGCCGGGCCACCTGTTCCTTCATGTCGGCCGGGAAGTCCTCCCAGACCCGGCCGTTGTCCAGGTGGATGGTGACGGTACCCAGGGGCTTACCGGTAGTGGGGTCGTTACCCTCACCGCCCTTGCGCTCCACCCGGGTGACGGTGGCCCACTCCCCCTGGGACGGGACCCTGTCCCCGATCTGGATCTCGGACATGGGAGCCTGGTGGATGAGCCCGGGGAAGTTCTCGGCGCTGGGCCCGCGGCTCTTCAGCTCCTGGAGCCGAAGCTCCAGCAGGGTGGCCTGCATGGCCGCCTCGCTGACCCGCTGCCTCATCTCCTCGGGGGGGATGGTGTAGTCGGCGTTGCGGGGGCGGTCGATGATCTGAGTGCTGTGATGCTCGTCGCCCTTGACCTTGGTGGCCTCGGGGCGGCGCTTGATATGCCGCTTGGAGGCGTGACCCCCCAGCCAGATCTCTTTGTCCGGCTCCCCCTCGAAGGTCACGTACTTGCCGGTGTTACTGGAACGGATCGAGGCGATGACCCGGGGTCGTGGCTCTGCCTCACCCGGGTACACGATGGCGTCCCCGACCTTGAGCCCCTTGGTGGTCTCGTACTTGGTCTCGACCTGGGACCAGTCCACCTGGGACCCGGCTCGCGCCCGACGACCAAGAGCGAATGCCGCTCCCTCCGGGGTCAGGTTCTGACCACTGGAGGCTTCAACATCAAACCCGGCGGCCTGCGCGCGACGGTACAACTCCGAAGCGATCCCCTGACGCTGATGACGGGGATCGACCCCGACCATGATGTCCTTCACCCGTCCGGTCGCATCCTGGGCGAAGTTCAGCGTGCCAACCAGTTCTCCCTGCTGGTTGCGATAGGTGAAGATGTGGGCCGGTTCGCCGTCCACCGTGGTGTGGATGGCGTCGTAGCCGGGAGGGCCTGACTCCGTCACCAGCCCCGAATTCCGGACCTCGTTCAGAACATCTTCGGCAGTGGTCATGGCCTCCGTCCGAGGCGTCGCTGCGATCCTTCTCAGCTCTGCCTCGGACGGGCCCTGAACCTGGATGGGTTGTGGCACGTCCCGGAGCATCTCCCGGGGGACGTGGACCGGGACCTTCTCGTTGGCGTGGCCGGTCTTGATCAGGTGGGTGCCACGCTCGCCCTCGGTGTAGCCCCACACCTCGAAGTCGGTGCCCGACTTCTCCACCCTGGTGATGATGGTGCGGGGTCTGGTACCGGCGTAGACCCTGTCCCGGGTGGACTCGTAGATGGCCATGCCCGGCTTGAGCAGACGCAGGGGCAGATCCCTGGGGCTGGCCTGGGACCAGTCGGTCTCTGCGAAGTTCTCCCTGTGCGCCGCCAGCTCGGCCTGCATCTGGGCGTGTTGGGCCGAGGCTTGCTTGTACTGGCTCTCAGCTCGCTCCAGAGCCTCTGCGTGGGCCCGACGGGCAAGTTCAGCCTGCGTGGGCTCGCGGGGCTCTCGGGGCGTTCTGGAGGTCTCTGTGGCCTCTCCAGCGGCATGGACCTGGACGAAGCTCTTGGCCAGGTCCTCGTTCTTGAACGTGCCGAGCAGGTTGCCGTTGTGCCTGAGGTCCCACCGACCCTTGTGCAGACGGGTGAGGGTGTAGGGCCCCAGCTCCTGTCGCTCCCTCCCGACACCCCGGTAGTCCTCGGGTACCTGCCAGGCCCCGGCCTTGACGAGGTCGAACTCGCTGGCGCCGCGGCCGGGAGCCTTCATCCGCTGGGCGGCCAGCTTGGCCTCGGGCAGGGACTTGAACTGACCGAGGATCTGGTTCTGCTCATCGAAGAGGACGTAGAGCCCCTGCTCGGCCCGGAGGATGGACCGGCCGGACTCACTGGTGAACCAGTTGGGGGAGTCCTCCATGCGCGACCACTTGCCCGGGTCGGTCACTCCCGGGGCGATGGGCGAGGGCTTGATGACCTTCTCCCGGGTCTGGGTGTTGCCCCAGTAATCGACGTTGGCCTTCTCCCGGGCGATGAGCTTCTCCAGCCGGTCGCGCTCCTTCTCGATCTTCTGGGAGCTTTCGTAGAAGTCCTCCCTGGCCTTCTCGAAGCCCTTCTGTCTCCTGGTCACCACGTCCCAGAGCTTGCGGGCGGGGGACTCCCGGGTGAGGCCGGGGAAGACCACCTCGTTGTTGTCGTCCAACCTGGCGGCGAAGAGCGTGCCCTCGGCCTTGCCCCGGTCCCGGAGCATCTTCTCCAGGGACTTGGCGTGGTTGAAGAGGTTCTTCTCCTCCGGCGTCATGTTGGGGTAGCTCTGGGGGTCGGACGCCTTGCGGAAGAAGTCCTGGACCTCCTCGGGGGACTTGTCCTTGAAGAAGACCTCGGCCTGCTTCAGGAACTCGTTGCGCTGTCGGTCCACCTGGCGGGTGATCTGAGCGAAGCCCCGCTGGACGGAGAGGTTGTAGTCGTCCAGCTTCAGCCGCTTGAGGTAGTCCCGGGCCACTCTGCCCGCCCAGTCGTCCATGGCTTCGGGGAGGACCTTGGAGCTGAGGCCCCCGATGGTGCGGTAGGCCGTGGCCAGGGTCTTGCCCCGGCTCATGGCGTCGTAGACGCGCTCCATCGGGCTGAGGGGGTTGACCTGGTCGGCCAGGGCCGTGCCCGCCACCTTGGAGGCCTTCCAGTCGGCGGCCTTCTGGGCCACCTCCTCGGCGTCGATCCCACCGATCCTGCCGAGCACGCCCGAGCCCGCCTCCAGGAACTTGCCGAAGGGCACCACCTGGAGCAGGCCCTCGCCGATGGGGTGCTGCTCCAGCTCCTGGCGGCCCTGACCGGTGGTCATGAGCGCGGCCGGGCCGGTGGCCAGCTCGGCGGCGGCCAGCTCCGGGCCGACGATGGGGATCATCTCCGAGAGCAGGGGCATCCAGGAGTGCATCCCCGGGGTGGCGTCGAGTGTCCTCAGAGCCTCACCGAAGTCCCCGCTCACTGCGGCGCTGAGGGCCTTACCGAAGTCCCCGGGGACCTCCCCGATGTGGGTCAGGTCCTTGACCGGAGTGGTGGCCATCCCGACCAGGGTCTTGGGGATGTTGCGGACCATGTCCCCGACGTCGGCGGGGATGTTGTGGATGGCCGCTCCCAGGCCCCCGAGCAGACCGTGGCCGACGTTGGACGGGGGGTTGATCTGCTGCTGGCCGAAGCCGAGCTGCTGGGCTCTGGGGTCGTCGTGGTAGGCGGCCTGGAGCTGGACCATGGCCTCCAGTCCCGAATAGGGACCGAACCCGGCCTGGACCCTGTTCCAGTCCTGAGCCCGGACCTGCTCCGCCCGGCTGGTGTCCAGGCCCAGAGCCTGGAGCTGGGCCAGGCGTCCGGCCCAGTTGGACTGGAACTTGAGTTCGTTGGAGGTGGCCACCTACTGCCCGTAACCGGCGGTCGTCGGGTTGCCCTTGGGCGCGGCAGCCATCTGGGCGGGGGTGGGACCGGGAGCGGCAGGGGGGGTTGTGGTGCCCGGTGTCACCGGCAGGTCCCCGGCAGTCGCCGCGGCCGAGCGGCTGGCCGTGGGGACGTTCTGGATGTAGGACAGCGCCGCCCTCCGGCCCATGTCGGGACCCTTCCAGTAGTCCATCACCTGCTTGAGCGCACTGGCATCGTCCTTCAGGCCAAGCTTGTTCATGCGGTCGTAGATGGTCTGCATCTGAGCCAGCATGGGGGCGGAGGTCTGCTGGATGACGGCCATGAGCTGCTCGGGCTGGATGTACTGACTGCCGGGAGCCGGAGCAGGAGCGGCCGGGGCCGGAGCAGGCTTCTTCTTGGAGCCACTGCCGAACACATTGGAGAAGGACTGGCCGACGCCGCCGAGGCTGCTCAGGACCCCCCCGAGACTTCCGGGGATCGTGGCCAGATCGCCGGGGATGGTGGCCAGGCTCGACGCGATGTTCCCCGGCAGGGCGGCGATGGTGGATCCCACCCCGCCCAGACTCTTGGGGATCTCGCCGAGGCTGTCGGGGATCGTGGAGAGGCTGCTGCCGATCTCACCCGGCAGAGCTTCCACTCCACCGAGGGCCGACTGGGCGCTGTCCTCTACTCCGCTGAGGCTTGACATCAACTGGTCGAGGAACGAGTTGCCCTTCTTCTTCGCCATGGTCCTACCTCACCGGAGTGGCTTTGGCCGGGGTGGCGCTCCCGCCCCCGCCGCTGGGTTGGGACGGAGTGCTGGCCGGGGGCGTCGGGCCGGGGGGAACCTGGCCGGGCAGGCTGCCGGTCTGGATCATGCCGGAGAGCTGCTGGGGCGTCAGGTTGGACGGCAGGCCCAGCCGGTCGAAGCTGGTCCCGGCCACCTGGTTGATGAGGCTCAGGTTGTTGGGGATCTGGCCCATGGCCAGGGCCGCCTGGCCGGAGAGGACCTGGGACTGGTTCAACTGGTTGGACAGGCCCAGGTTCTGGAGCGTGCTCTGGAGGCTCTGCTGGTAGCCCTGGCTGGTCAGCCCCAGGCCCTGGTTCACCAGGTCCAGGCCCTTTATCTGCTGGCCCTGCTGGAAGTTCTGGTACTGGTCGGAGAGGTCCAGGAGCTGACTCTGGTCGCCCAGACCCGTCGCCTGGTCCCGGAGCCCGGCCATGGTCTCGTTGTAGACCAGACCCGCCTGCTGCTGGGACAGCCCGAGGTTCTGCTTGGACAGATCGAGGTTCTGGCGGGCCAGGTCGATCTGCTGGTTCTGGTACTTGTTCTGCTGGTTCAGGTCGGACTGGGCCTGGCGGGCCCCCCCGGTTCCGGTCGCTCCACTGGCCGCGCTCTGGCCCTGCTGCTGAGCCTGCTGGCGGGCGTACTGGTAGGCCAGGTTGGCAGCCTGCTCATCCAGGCCTGTGCCCTGGAGGGTGAGGCCCTGGGACTGGAGCCCGAACTGCTGGCCCTGGATGCCGTACAGGGCCTGCTGGAGGACCTGCTGTCGCTGGTTGGCCGCGGTGGGCAGGTTGATCTGGAGATCCCGGGTGAGCTTCTGGATCTGGGGCGTCTGGCCGATCTGGAACTGCAAGGTCTCCCGAGGCAGGGTGTACTGCTGCTGGCCCTGGATCCCGAGCTGGCCGGTTCCGGTATGGGTGGTGGGATCCCACGTTCCCTGGAGCTTGGCCGCGGCCTGGGCCTGGGCCTGAGCGGCGGCATTCTGCTGGGCCTGGATCCCGCCCTGGGTCCCGAGCTGGGCGTACTGGTTCTGCTCCTGGCGGTTGCTGCCGGTGATGAGGGTCTGGAGCAGGGTCTGGTAGTCCTGAGGGGACAGGGACTGGGCGGTGGTCCCGGCCGGGAGCCCGGCCGCGGCAGCGGTCTGGGCCGGATCAGTGGGCGGGGGGGTCGCCACTACCAGTCCTCGGGGTAGTTGACGAGCCAGCCGGGCAGCCAGCTCCTGCCCGTCGTGATCATCCCGGCCTGGTCATGCCACTTGCGGGTCATGTCCACCATCTGCCCGAGCTTCTCCTCGTAGATGGCCTTGGCGTCAGTGAAGCGGGGATCTGCGTCCTTCCGCAAGGCCTGGTACTCGGCGAAGAGGCTGACCAGGTCCCACCACCCCTCGGGGATATCGAGGACGTCGGTGTCGTTGGCCGCGGTGTTGGGCAGGCGGTAGTACCAGACGTTCAGGTTCCCGGCCTGGGAGGGCACCGGGTAGAGGTAGATGCTCAGGTTCGGGGGGTTGCCCCACAGGGCCCAGTAGTCGGGGTAGGCCCGGGTCTGGGACTGCTGCGTACCCCAGATGGAATCCAGCTCGTAGAACTGTTTCGGTTCCAGGGGGTAGACCGGGCCGGAGCCGGGGCCGGGGTCGAACTCCACCCGGTGGACCCTGATCAGGTTCGGGCTGAAGTTGAGGGTGTAGCTCCGGGTCCCGGCGGTGACGGAGATCGTGGACAGGGTCTGGAGGGTCTCCGTTCTCCGGGCGATGTCCCGCAGGGCGTCGTTGATCCAGGTGTTGAGCTGGGCGTCGGTCCAGAACGTGGCACTGGCCTCGTCCAGATGGGCCCTCACGTCTGTCCGCATGGTGCTGAGCTGAATCGTCATCCGGCCCCCAGGTGCATTCGCTCGTTGTAGCCGATGTGGACGGAGTAGACGGTGGGTGCGGGGTTGCCCCCGGTGCCGGTGGAGATGATCTGGACGATCACGTCCTGGCCCTGGACGGCGTAGGACTGACGCAGGTACTGGTAGAGGGTCGAGACCCCCGAGAGGGTGAAGGTCTGGGTCTGGCTGTTGAAGTTGGACCCGCTGCGGGCGCTGATGACCACCTGGATGTTGCCCACCCCCTGGGCGTTGACCGTGACCTCGCGCACGTCCACCACCCGGTTCCTGGTCCGGACCAGGGGCTGGCTCTGCCAGGAGAAGGTGGTGGCCCCCACCCGGCGGTTGTAGCCCCTCAGGTAGCCGCTGACGGTCCCTGAGCCGGGGTCGGTCCACACCGGGGCGTTGCCGTAGACGTAGCCGTTGTAGGGGTTGACCATCCACTCGTAGGCGGCGAAGACACTCGGGTCGTCCAGCCGCCACCAGCTCCCGCTGGCACAGTCCAGGAGCCAGTTGTTGGGGCACATGACCCAGTTGTTCCACAGCTCGAACCGGCCGAAGTTGTTGATGATCCCGGTGTTGGGGACCACCCAGAAGTCGTCGGGCAGATGGGCCGAGAGCGCGGTGGAGGAGTCCCCGGTCCAGGCGTAGACCCCCCCGTAGTTCACTCCGTAGACGAAGCCCAGCGGCGTCTGCACGCCCGTCATCTGGGCGCCGTAGGTGGACTGGACCCCGGGCATCCGTCTGACCGTGGGGTTGGCCAGGTCCCCCTGGACGAGGACCCCTCCCTTGGTGTGGGTGATGATGAGCAGGTCGGAGGCGCTGATGCTGGCGGCGATCCCGATGCCACTCAGGGAGTCCTGGGTGACGACGCTGGCCGCGGTGCCGCCCGTCGTGTCCTGCACGTAGCTGTTGGCGTTGACCCCGGGGATGGTCGGCACCGTGAAGTAGTAGAAGTCGTTGGGGCTCTTCAGCCCGGTGCCGACGAAGCCCGCGGTCTCGTTGAACTGGAGGATGCGGCCCTGGTGGCTGACGGTCGGGCCCATGGTCCCGGTGTTGAACGGGGAGCCGAAGGCCACGGACCCGGTCCGGGTGTTGGGGTCGGGCGTGGCGATGGTCCCGATGCCCATGGTCCCGTCCAGGGCCTGGTAGTTCCTCACCACCACCGGGGTGGTGGTCGAGGTGTGGGTCAGCCAGTGGATGATGGCCTGGCCGGGGGTGAACAGCGTGGTGGCGTGGGCCCCGGTGGAGACCGAGTTCGACTCGATGCTGATGACGTTCGGGGCCGTCATCGTCGGGCCGGTGTTGTAGACCTCCTCCTTGGTGAACAGCTCGGCCCGGCCCGTCCCGCCGTTCCAGATGTACTCGTAGTTCATGTAGAACTCGACGCCGTGGATGGTGTTGGTGCTGCGGGGGTCCCACAGCTCCGAGGCCAGGCCGACGTTGATCTGCTGGTTGAAGCCCACCGGGCCGTTGACCAGGAAGCTGACCCTGACCCCTGTCGCAGTTCCGAGACTGGGACGGCTGTAGGTCCAGTCCTGGGCCGGTAGGGGACCTAACCCACCACCCTGGAGGGCGATGCAGCGGTAGGTGTTCTCGATGGTGGCCGCGCCGTCTGGCCCGGCGGCCTTGCCTGTGGGCGATCCGCCGACGACGGATGAGCCGAGGTCGTGCATGATCCCCCGGCTGAAGTCCGTCAGGTCGATCCAGGCCTCAGGCTCCCGCACGCTCCTGCTCCTGGGTCAGCTCTTCCTCAAGCTGCTGGATCCGGGCGTGGGCCCAGGCCAGGTCCGCGGTCATCCGGGCGAAGGTCGCCGCCGCGATCTGCTGGTAGTAGGCCAGCAGGCTCTCAGGTTTTACTCCGTTTGGATTCATCGATCTCTTCCTTCAGGTGCTGGACGGCGTCGATGATGTAACCCAGCAGCCGGTCATGGTCGAAGTGCATCATCTCGGCCGGTTCGGCGGGCTTGTGGAGGATCGGGTTGCCGTCGGCGTCATGTTCCGGCAGCAGGTCACCCTCCCCCCAGTGCCATTCGAGCCGTTCCTCTTTCCACAGGACGAGGTCGGGAGCGACTTCGTGGACCTCTTCGGTGATGAGCCCGACGACGCCGTTGGGGTAGCGGGCGTTGATCTCGTCGCCGTTGACGATCCCCTCGGTGTCACCGGCCGCGACGTCGCGGTGCTTCCAGTTGAAACGCACCGGCCGCATCTTGAACACCGGGTTGTCGGCGCCGGAGTCCTTCTCCGGTGTGTCGCGCAGGGCCCGCACGTTGTGTTTGTGGCGGCCCGACGACGTGCTGTAGCCGACCTGCGTGGAGGTGGTGTTGAGCATCATCGTGTTCCCGGCAATCGCCGGGACACCCATGCAGATGTTGTTGGACAGTGGATTGGTGCTGTTGAAGCTACCGACCGTCAAAACGGTCGCCCCATTGTTGGCCAGACGGAAAGCGACCACTCCAGTGGCGCTGACGTTTCCGTACGAGAGGTACATGGACGAATCGCTGTTGTTACCGAACAGCATCTTGTAGGAAGCGCCGTTCCGGTTGTTGTCGACCTGGGAGTCGATTGAGGTGTAGCCGCCGGTGCCTGGCCACTGACCGAAGAAGCCTTGCGCCGCTGCGCCCTGGTAGCAGACGAGGTAGCCAAGCGAGCGAAGAGTGCCGCTGGCACGTTCGACAAAGACCATGTCGCCGTTGTTGTTCCACAACCTTGCTTGGTTGCCAGTGCCGTACCACACCCATGTGTTTGCAGAGTTGTCTCGCTCATCGAACTGGTACCCGGCCCCTGATCCTTCAACGTGACAGTTGGTCGCCGCTCCGGCGCTGACCACGAACTGTCCGTTGCTGACCAGCAGCTCGCCGTTGTTGACCTCGGTGATTCCGGTGGCGGCGTTGAGGACGAGCCCGACTCCACCGGCCCGGCCGGTGACCTGCCCACTGACCGTCGCTCCGTCGCTCTCCAGGAACTCGACGGTCGGGTTGCCGCTGACCCCGGCCTGCTGTATCCGCACGGCGATCCCCGAGGACGAGGAGATGAACTGGCTCCCGCTGCCCATCGCCAGCTTCCCGCCGAAGACCGACAGCTGGCCGGAAGCGTCGTTGATGATCCGCATGTTGTAGTCGGCCCCGCCGTCACCAGCCGAGTTGGCGGCGTGGTGGAAGTCGATGAAGGGCGTGGAGGCTGGCTGGTACAACTCGAGACCATTACCGGTCGTCGTCAGCGTGCCGCTGAACGTGGTCGCCCCGAAGGTGACCGACGAGTTGAACGTGAACGCCCCGGTGGTCATGTCCCGCAGTAGCCCCCCGCTGGGCTTGGGCTGGCCCAGGGGGCCGAGGAACTTCTCGACCTCCTGGAAGTCGGTGTAGATCTGCTTCTGGGGCTTCTCGGCCAGCCCGTCGGGCAGGGGGAAGGGCGTCTTGAACGGGGTGGCGGGCATCTAGGCCCAGACCTTGCGGTCGAGGACGAACTCGTACATGGCCCGCTCGCTCTCCAGGGCCAGGAGCTGAGTCTTGGCTTCGGTCAGACCGTTCTCCATGTCCAGCACGTAGAGGGAGGCGTCCCGGTCCCGACCGGAGACAGACTGCTCCATGGACTTGTTCCAGGCCAGGAGCTTGTCCCTATGCACCCGGGCCGTAAGGAGACCCACTTCGAGCTGCGCGCTCCGGATCTCTGCCTGTACTTCGAGCCAGAGCCCATGAAGCTGGGACGCGGAGAGGTTCAGGAGGAGCTTCGGGTCCCCCAGAACTTCAGCTCGGGGCGGGTTCGGCTGGGGCTGACTCGGGAGCGGGCTCGGGGGCGGGTTCACTCACGGCCTCCTGGGTGATCTGGGACTCAGAACCCTGGACCGGGACCGACGCCTCGTCCGGGGTACCGGGAGGGGCCGGGTCGTAGGGACAACCGATGTGGATGCCGCAGTTGTACTGGGGGTCCTCCAGCACCCGGCCGCACTGACCACAGGTGGGGACGGGGTTCACGAAGACCTCAGCGTGTTCCATCTTGACCCAGGGCATGTTGCTTCTCCTTCATGTAGAGATCGAAGTCCAGCACCTGGGTCTTGATGTGACCCAGGCCGATGGGGACACCCCAGATCCGGTAGCCCGCCTCCCTGGCTCTGGCGCAGAAGCCGTAGTCCTCGCTCATACGCTCCAGGCCGTCGGGCGTGTTCATGATCTCATGGCCGAACCAGGGCCAGGGGTCGTCGTTCTTGGCAGTGTCCCGCAGGACGCTGCGGTGGATGAGGGTGCAGCCCATGGCCACGAACCCGAGCGGGGTCAGGTTCTCGGTGAACACATCGACCGGGGTCCAGTCCTCCTTGAGCCAGGTGGCCCTCAGGCCGCCTCTGAGGCTCACGAAGTACAGGGCGGCGTAAATCCCCGGCCCGTTCTCCTTGGCAGCCTTACAGAGCCACGGAAGGGTCTCTGGGGCGAAGATGATGTCGTAGTCCAGGAACCACAGGTACTCGGACTTGGCCTCGTCCAGGAACCGCTGGACCACCCGGTTCCGGTTCTGGGCGATGTAGGCCCCGCTGGCACTGATCGTCCCCTCGATGAGGTGGGGGTACTGGGTCTGGGTGGCCAGGACGCATTCCATCCAGGGCTGGTGGACCATGCCGTTGTGGCAGTAGCCGATGGCGACGGTGGTCATGTGGATGCCTCGTACTGGAAGTTGCCGAGAATCCGGTTGTTGGCCCCCCACGTCCAGGGAACGGAAGCGGTGACGAAGGAGACCGCCGTGGAACTGTCGAGGAGGCCGACCATGACCGACGAACCGGAGGCCTGGAACAGGCTGTACAGGTGGAGGATGGTGCCGTTGTACAGGTAGCCGTGACCGATGGTGATGTGGTCGGTGGCCGACGCCGCCGGGGTGACGGGGAAGCTGACCTGATAGGTGCCGGTCCCTGCGGCCGTGCCGCTGCTCCCGAAGTAGATGATGAACCAGCCGATGACCGTGCGGCCGATCTTGATGTACTTGCCCGTCGTGATCGACCCGGTGCCCAGCGTGGGGTTGGTCGTGGACGCGGTGAGGGCGGGGGTGTAGCTCGTCCACGCCCCCGACATGACCACGCCGTCAATGCTGACCGCGCCGGGGTGAACCACGGTCTCGGCCGAGGTTCCGAGCATGATCTGGTTGGCCGCCGTGGTGGCCGCCACCGCCCCGAGAGCGACGGAGTTGTTGTGGCCGGAGGCGACCACGGTGTGATGGCCGAGGGCCATCGACCAGGCCCCGGCGCAGTTGGCCGCGGCGTTGTTCTGGTCCCCGGGCCCGATGGCCGTCGATGCCGTGCCGGTCGCCCTAGCGCCGTTCTGGGTGGCGCTGTTGGTCGAACCGATGGCGATGCCGCAGATGCCGGAGGCGAGCGGCGCGGCGGTGGTCGAGATGGCCGACCCGCCGCCGACGGCGACGGCCTGGACGTTGGTTTGGACGGTGGCCCCCGAGCCGATGGCGACGCCGTCGTTGGTGCTGACCGAAGCGGCGTGGCCGACGGCGAGACTGTTGGTGGCCGACGCCGTGGCCGTGTCGGCGGTGTGAGCCGCGGCGATGGCGTTGGTGCCGGTGCCGTCGATGAAGGCAGTGCGGGGGTAGTAGGGCATCAGGTCAACTCCACCCAGCGGGCGTTGCCGGTGGCCGAGGCCCACACCGCGGTGAGGACCCCGGTCCAGCCGAAGGGGACCTCGTAGTAGCTGTTGGGCAGCATCTGGACGGCGAAGTTGGTGGTGGAGGCGAACGCGCCCAGCATCAGATAGCAGATGGCCGTCGAATCGTTGTAGACCGTGGCCCCCAGGCGGCTGGCGTTGGAGGGGATGATCGTCACCGTAGAGACCGAGGCCGCCACATTCCCCGACGCGCTGGTCGAGGATCTCACCGCCTGGGTGGCGAAGGTGCCGGACCCGGCGTTGGCGGTGACCGTGCCCGACACCGGCTGGGTGGCCTGCCAGAACGTCCCCGTCACCGGGATGCTGGCGTTGTCGACCGTCACATGGCCGAGGAGGCGGGCCGCCCGGTCGGTCACGTCGGGCGTGTTGGTGGCCAGGCTGACCGGCTGGGTGGCCTGCCAGAAGGTCCCTGTGACGGCCAGGGAGGCGTTGTCCACGGTGACGTGACCCAGGAGCCTGCCGCTCCGGTCGGACACGTCCACGGCTCCGGAGAAGGTGGCGCTGGTGGGCAGGGTGTAGGCCGTGCCGTCGGGGTAGGTCGTGGACAGCAGGGCGCAGATCAGTTCCTTCCAGAGGTCCTGGAGCTGCTGCGCCTGGAGCGTGCCGTAGCCGGGGCTGGGCATCAGCTACTCGCGAAGTGGCACTCGACCTCGCCGTAGAAGGTGCCCTCGGGGACGACCCTCAGGTAGTAGAAGGTCGTCGGGGTGGACGCGTCCCGATGGGGCGTCCCGGCCCAGGCCGTGTGCCTCTCCATCTGGAGCGTGGTGATGGTGTACCAGTGGCTCCCCTCGATGGAGCCCTGGAAGAGGAGGTTCCCGACGCCGTTGTCGGTGACGACGCAGAGGGAGTGGTGGTGGAGAGGCTCATCGAGGATGTACACCTCGCCGATGGCGTAGGGCTCCTCGATGATCTCGGGCATCTGCGGCTGGGCCGCAGGAGCCTCGTCGTCCTCGAACTCGATCCTCGGTCGGTTCGGCCGGACGGCCGAGGCCAGGAAGCGGTCGAGAAGGGTCTCAGCCCTTGCCACGCGCCGCCGCCCGGCTCGGCGTCGTGTCCTTCGGCAGGTCGTCCTCGGAGTAGTCCACCAGGTGGGTGACGCCGTCGTCCTTCTGGGCTTCGAGGATGGCCAGGCGGCGGCGCATGTTCTCCAGCTCGTCGTCAATGAGCCGCTGCTCGTCCACCGTCCGCACGACGCTGGTGTAGCCCTTGCCCTCGGGGTCGTCAATGACCGTGGTCACCCGCTCGCCGTCCAGGGTGTAGACCTCGACCTCCGGCCGGGAGTAGTTCTCGTCGTCGGGGTTGTTCCACCGCTCGGGGTAGGTCCACCCGCCCCAGCGGTGCTTGAGCTTGTCCAGCTCGAACTCCCGGGTCTGGATGATGATCTTCTCGCCGTTCTCGCCGTCGGGCTTGAGGACCTGGGTGTCCTTGCGGGACCGCTCGTCGCCGAACCAGTCCCGCATCCAGTCCACGCGGATGCGCCGCTCCTGGCCGGGCTGGAAGACGACCACGTCCTTGTCCGGGCCGTTGTAGCAGTAGATGGGACGGCGGCCCACGTTCTTCACGATGACCAGGGACTCACCGTGGGGGATGGCCAGGATGCTCATGATCTGCGCTTCCTCGAATAGCGGGTGAGCCTGCCCCCGCCCTTGCTGGGCTGGGCACCCTTCCCTACGACCTTGCCAGCAGGCGGCATCCTACGCCTTCATGATGTAGGCGCGGATGGTGTTGTTGGCGTCCTTGGCGCCACTCGCCTCCAGAGCCACGCCCAGGATGGAACCGACCACGGCGTTGGCGGCCGGGGCACCAGCATTCGTGGCGGCCACACCGGCCGCGGTGCTGGTCGTGAGCAGGTCGTTGGCGGCCACGGTGTTGGCGGCGATGTTGACCCGGGCCGGGCCGGAGATGACCACCGGCATGATGGCCCCGGCGGCGTAGGTCGTGCCGTCACCGGTCGTCGCCCCGACGATCCCGGCTGATCTCTGGCCCACGACACCGATGACGGTCTTGTCGTTGGCCGTCGTCGTGGTGGTGGCGTTCACGCCGTTGGCGTCCACCACGACCACGTCGCCGTAGGTCCGGGTACCACCGGAGTTGTTGACCATGGACACGGTCATCTGGAGGCCGGAGCTGGCGGTCAGACCGAAGACACCGGCCGGGTTGGCAATCTGTACCTCGGGCATCGTCAGCTCCTAGAACTGGACGTTGGTGAACTTGCCCTGCCGGGCCACGTTACTGAAGATCAGGTTCCCGGCCCAGAGGAGCAGGGCCGTCATGGCGTCCTGCTGGACGGGCTCACGGAACTCGCGCAGGTCGAGGTCGGCCCTCGGGTTCACCAGCAGGTACATGTAGTCCTCGTTCAACATGAAGATGTTGTTGGCGGGGACGTGGGAGTCCACGACCCACGGAACTCCGTTGAAGAGGAGGTTGGTGAAGCCGGACTGGGCCAGTTGTTCATCTGCACCCTGTGGCTGAACGGGGAACGACTGGCTGGGAGTGTTGAGGTTCCAGTACTTGTTGTATCCAGCCTGGGTAGAAATGATGATCGTGGGGTGACGGCCACCAGCGGTCAGCGTGCCGAACATCGTCTGGAGGTTCAGCAGGGTGATGGCGGCGGTGGACGCTGAGCCGGAGGTCGTGTCCAGCGTGGACTGCCACCAGGTGTTGGCTGATCTCAGGAGACCGCCGTAGGTCACGCCCGAGGTGTTGTCCACTGCGTAGGGGATGCCGTCGATGTTCTTGTGGCCGGGGTTGGTGTCAGTGTTCCAGCACCCGGCCCCCAGGATCTCGGCCATCTCGATCTGGGCGTTCTCGAACTGGAAGCTGAGGAAGTTCACCACCGCGTCGGGGTGGTCGGCCCGGATGATGTCCAGACCGGAGACCGAGATCGGGACGTCGGCCTGGCGCCAGTCGAAGGCCGCGTTCTTGACCGTGTCGCTGGGGCTCACGTCGAGCAGGTCGTAGCCGGTGTAGAAGCCGCCCGCCGCCATGCGCTGGTACACGATGGGGATCTCGAACTGGTAGCCGCCCTGGACGATCTTCTTGTTCATGGCGTTGAGCCGGAAGAACGTCGGGTTCGAGTTGTAGATGTTGTCGTAGACGGTCGGCATCAGGAACCGACGGCTGAGGGACGTGATCTCGTTGGTCCCGACGGGCGTAGCCACGTCTATCGCTCCTTACTCGTTGATGGCGTTGCCACGCCACAGCTCTTCGATGGCCGCCCGGAGCCCCGCCTTGCGCTCATCGACGTTGCGGGGCTCGGGTGTGGTCCTCGGGACGGACCCGCTGTTGCCCGTCACGGCCGCCAGCTTCTTCTGACGCTTCCTGTCCTGCTCCCACTTCGCCCGCTCTTCGGCGATGGCCTTGTCCCGGAACTTCGGGAGAGACCAGTAGGCCACCTCGAAGGCGTCCCGGACCTGGTGGTAGGGGTCGTTCCCGGGCTTCACCTGGGCGATGGCCCGGATCTCGCGCATGTCGTCGTCGGAGATGCCCTTCTCCTCCTTGAAGGAGGTGACGACACCCTCCACGATGGCCAGCGCGGCCTGCTGGTTCTGCTGGGTGATGTACTGCTCATGGGCCTCGACCCGCTGGAGCTGGGGTGTGATCCGCTCCAGGACCTTCTGCTGGGCCTGAGCCTGCACCCAGGAGACAAATCCTTGGGGGTCGTCGTAGGGGTCCGGGGGTTCACCGGCCGGTGGGGCCTCTGGTGCGGCCTGACCCTCGGGTCGGAGCCCCAGGGCGGCCTGAAAGGCCCGGAGGAACTCGGGGTCGCTGCGTAGACGGGCGTCGGTCTCCGCGTAGAGGCGGGCCGTCTGCTCGTCAACGACGACTCCGAGGTCATCGAATCGGTATCCGGTGAACCCCTGGGTCTCTACCGGGGCTTGAGGAGGCGGTGGTTCTCCCTCTGGGCCTGTCGGAACGCTCTGCGTATCGACCGGCGACTCGGGTTCAGGTCCCTCAGGGGGTACGGGCTCTTGCTCGGGACTCTCGGCACCATGTGCGGCATCGTCGTCCTCCGGTGGGTCCTCAGCCTGGCCCAGGAGCCGGGCCGCGGCGGCATCGAGAGACTCGGCGGTGACGTCCTCGAAGGTGTAGTCGGCGGCCATTTACGGTCCTCCCGGTCCTGGGGCACCCCCAGCGGCCATGCCGAGGATCCTTCGTAGCTCGTCGGGGTCGGTGGGACCCTGCATCCCCTGCATGGGGGCACCCGGACCGGCCATGCCCGCTGCCGCGGGAGGGGCAGGGGGCGCTCCCTGCGGTGGACGAGGACCACCCGGGGCCCCGCCCGGCCCGCCAGGTCGGCCGGGTGCCCCCATGGCGGCCTGGGCTGCCTGGTCCCCAGGTCCTCCCTGTCGAACGAACTGGAGCAACGCCTGCTGGAGCTGCATCCCCTGCTGGATGTTGGCGTCGGGGGCGGTCATGCCCTCGGCCAGCATGGCCAGGATCTTCTTCAGGTACTCGCTCCAGGTGGTGGTGGCGTTGCTCGCGGATGCCATTACCGGCCGGGCTTCAGGTCCCGGGGCTTGGAGTTGTTCTTCTTCACGTAGCCGGGGTCGTTGCCGTAGTCGTGGGCGGTCTGACCCTGGCGCATGATCTTGTCGGTGCCCTTACGGACGGGCGGGTTCGTCGGCATCTCAACCCCTCAGCTTGCGGCCGCGGTGCTTGGAGTACCGGGCCATGTTCTTGGCGACCTTCGCACGTCGCGCCATCAGATCCTCTTTCCGCCGTGCCGGGCCTTGCGGTACTTCCGGGACCGGGTGGCCGAGCCGGTGACGGCTCCACGGCCGCGGCGGGCCATCAGTACCGCTTCCTGTTCCGACCGCCCCGGGCCTGGACCCGGAACTTGGCTGCCTTGGCCACTGCCATCACATCCTCTTTTTCCGGCGGGACATCCGGCCGGAGTGACCGAATGTCCCGCCACGGATCCTCGCTGCCTTGGCCATCACTTCCTCCGGGATCTGCGGCCGTGCCGCTTCTTCTCCGGGGCGAAGTCCTTGAGCCGGGAAGCAACCATCGGTACCTACTTCCGCTTGTGGTGACGACCGCGACGACGCGCCATGCGAGCACCTCCTCCCCGGGGAACGGGCCGACCCCCGGAGTCGTCCATGGGATCAGCGTCAGGAGCGACAACCGGGCCCCGACGGCGAGGCACTATCAGTAGTCCTCGTCGTCTTCGACGCAGTGCTCGTTGCGCCGGTCGAAGTCCTCGGGCTCCCAACTGTCGGTCTTGAACCGATTCACGCTGCGGTGCCCGTCAAAGGTCCGCACCATCGAGAAGTCGTTCGACCCACCCTGCCAGCGGCTCGGCGGCTTCGGGTTGGGACCGTCTACTACGCGGCGACGAGGCACGATGTGATGTTACTTCTTTCTGGCTCTCTGTCGAGCGCCTGGTTGTTCCATTCCAGCCTGGTTCTCTTGCTGCAATCTTTGAAAGATTTCATCGGCATTCGGGACTTCCATCATCCGGAGGAAGCTCAAAGTGTCCAGTGCCGATAGTCCTCTCAGCGTCTGGGCCTCGGCCTGACGCTGGGCCCGGCTGGTCGGCCTGGAGCTTCCGGCCTGGACGGTCAGCATGAACTTGAGCGGGGTCGCTCCCTTGGCCGTGGGGGCCCAGAAGTGCCTGCCCGCCAGGCCCAGGGCCGTCCTCTCGCCCTCGGAGCCGACGATGGACACCGTGCGGGGCACGGTGTAGTTCTCCACGATGAGGCCCGCCAGCAGGATGCCCGCCTGGGTCAGGGCCCGCTCCCGGGACCTGATGGCGTCCCTCACCCGGACGAAGGCCGACTCCTGGGTCTGGGTCGTGGTCTTGTCCCCCTGCCTCTGCTTGGGAGGCTGGAGGGCGTCGAGACCGGCGATCTCCTTCATCCGGTTGCCCCAGTACTCGACCAGGGCCCTCACACCGTCGGGCATGTCCGGGGGCCGGAGCCACTGCGGCTGGCCATTGTTGCCCTGCATGGCCGCGCTGTTGACCTTGAGCCGAAGCCCTGGTCGGTTGACGATCCCTACCCGGTCTGTTCCGGCGTTGGCGGGCTCCATGAAAACGGGGTTGCCGATGAGTTCGGCGTTGTGCTGGAGAGCGGTGAGCAGTCGGTTGAGGTAGATCTGGGGGTGGGCCAGATGCTCGACCAGAGAGACACCCCAGAAGTCCCCAAGATCATCGAATGCATAACGTACATAGGGGTGTCGTCCGTGTTCCCACAGATCGGTAGCCAGTTCATCCATGAGAATCTGACCGTTCGCCACCACAACAAGGCGCCAGACATCTGTGACCTCGATGCCATAGACCTCGTCCTCCTCGTCTTCCTCCCGGTGGCGGTTCTCCCGGAGCCAGAACTCATAGACGGTGACCCCGTCGTCCATCACGTAGTCCCGGCCCTTCTTCACCCCGGACCATCGGGTGTTGCCCCCTGGGAGGGCCCCAGGATTCGTTTTGGGCTGCCGGTCGATCTCGGTGGCCAGATCCGGCCGCCGGTCCATGTCGTCGTCCCCAGAGAGGATTCCAGCGGCCTCTGTGGCGATCCTGGCGTCGGGGTAGCGACGCTCCAGCTCGTCCCAGGACATGCGCCGGACCTCGATCATGTAGTCGGCGTCCTCCAGGGAGGTGGCGGCGGGGTCGGGGTAGAAGGTCCAGGGGTCCACCCGGACGAGCATGGCGTTGCCGTAGCCGTCGCTCAGTGAGGGATCCCAGACGCACTTGTAGATCCCGGCCCCGTACATGATCGAATCCCAGATGCAGAGCCGGTCGGCCCGGCCGTAGTCCTCCACGATCCAGTTCGTGGCCATCATCCGCTCCAGGTGCTCGGCCAACTGGGCGAAGATGGGGTAGTCCGGGCTCTTGGTGGAGCGGCTGGCGCTGATCTCGAAGCTGACCCGCTGGTCGGTCATCCAACTGACGAGGCTGGCGCAGACCGGGTAGATCTGGCTGTCCCGGGGCTGGGGCATCCAGTTGGCGCTGGTGCCGCCGTAGCGGTTGTTGACCAGGCGGTAGGACCTCGTCCAGCGGCTGTAGAGGTCCCGCTTGGCCTTCCTGGCGCTCTGGTAGAGGACCTTGAGCTTCCCGACCAGGTCGCTGTCGAGATCCGTGACTGTCATCAGATGCGGCGGATGAAGGCGAAGGCCACCGCGGCGATGACCACGATGATGAGGATGACGATGAGCACGTTGATCAGGCTGTCGGTGGAGTTGTCAACGACGGCGAGCCAGTTCATGAGAACGTCCTCCTGGTCATGTTCTTCTGACCGAGGTCAACGGCCGCCTGCTCGGTCTTGTCCAGGCCCTCGTCGGTCACCCGTCCAGCATCCTTCGCGTCCACCCACTCGACGGGGACGAACCGATGCTCGGTCCCAGTGCGTTCAGAAGCCTCATCAGAGCGTCGTTTGAGACCGTCCTCAAACTCACGACGATTTCGCACGTATGCCCCGAGGGCGTTGTTCCAGTGAGGCTCCATGTCCCGTCGTGTAGACACTCGATGCCAGATACGTCGAATGGGAGCCTGGCAACAGGTGGAGGGGAAGGTGGGGTTGTGGACGGGATAGTCAAGATCCCTCCCGCAGTTGGTGCATCTGAAGGGATAGATCATGTGAACGAAGCGTAGAGATCCTCGGCCTCGTTGTACACCGGCCCGCTGTCGCCCCGGTACGGGCCCTCCACGCCGCTGGCCGTGATGTTGATGACGAGCGCCATGACCGCGTCGTCGTGGAGCTTCTTGTCCACGTTCCCCTGGTAGCCCCCGGCGTGGGTCACGAAGCCCCGCATCTGCATGTAGGTGACCTCGTCGTGGATGGTGAGGGCCCGCTCCCCGATCAGGAAGCAGGTCCGGCCGATGGCCCAGTCCTTGCGCTTCCAGGACGACTCCCAGCCCAGGCTCTGGCTGACCTTGCCCTGGGACTTGTCGGCCCAGCGATGGTGCCAGATGCTCGGGTAGTCCCTCTCGATGATGGCGGCGATGGTGGCCTGGCCCCCACCGGAGACCTCGGGGCAGAGCATGGCCCCTCCGTACCAGTAGCCCAGCTTGATCATCTCCCCGGCGAAGGACACCGGGTCGATGTGGCCGTGCCAGACCGCCACCTGCTCATGGGTGGCCCGGTTGAAGACCATGATGCAGGCCGGGTCCCCGTAGGTGGTCTGGCTGGGGTCCCCACTCACGAAGTACAGGTCCGGTGTGACGTCCTCGGCCGGAGCCTTGTAGATGGTCAGGGGGCCCCTCTGGTCGGGCTCGAAGCGGATCCGGCCGCCGTCGTCCAGCAACATGCCCCGGTAGCCCTGCATCGGCTCGTAGCAGTCCATGAGGGCCTCCAGGGGGAAGACCGGGGTGCCGCTGACGATGAAGGCGTCGGTGTCGGTGGCGGGCATCTCCTGGTTGAAGTAGGCCTCGTCGTGGCGGAAGTCGGTGGGGAGGACCTCGCGCCTCCACTGGAGGTTCTCGAAGCTGGCACCAAGATCCAACAGACGGCGCTCTTCCGTTGTCAGTTCGAGGCGGCTGCACAGAGTCGTTGGAAGTTGGTACTCCGGGTGCTTGAACCAGGGGAAGAACAGGGGGACGTACTTGGTCCCGCCCTCCTTGGACTCCTGCCAGAACTCGTAGAACCACCCGGCCGCTCCGTTGGCGGTGGACTCCAGGCAGATGAAGGTGCCGTGCTTCTTGGGCACCGTCTGGTTCAGGGCCACCATGAGGAGTTCCGGCTCGTCGTAGAAGGCGCACTCACTGAGGTGGACGCAGTGCAGGGTCCGACCCCTCGGGGCCTCCACGTTCTTGGCGCTGGCGATCTTGAGGCCGGAGCGGGTCTCGTCCCACATGAACCGCTTCTGGGAGGCGTGCCGGACGTGGAACAGGGGTCGGAAGGGCCAGGACTCCCAGTAGAACTGCGTCTTCTCGAACAGGCCCTGGGAGGCGTCCCCCTGGTGGGCGATGACCAGGCCCTGCATCCCCTTGTGGAACATGAGCCAGAGGAAGATGATCCCCTCGGTCACGGTGGAGATGCCCAGTTGCCGGGCCTTCAAGGTGATGATCCTTACCGGGTCGCCCTGGTTGTACTTGTCCTCCACCACCTTGCACAGTTCCCGCTGGGCCCAGGCGAAGGGCTCATGAATCGGGAACCTCCTCGCCGTCGCCTCCTTGTCGATGATGCTCAGAGTCTCCAGGTACGGAGCCAGCTTCAATGGCCGCCTGAACGGCATCCTCGATCTCCTCGTTGGAGAGCTTGCCCATGAGCGTGTCGAACTCCGCTCGCAGTTCCTCCATCATGACCGGGGAGTCCCCACCGATCAGGGGCATGAGCCGGGTGATGAGCGTGCGGGCCATCATGGACCGCTCCTTGAAGTTGCCGAACTGGAGCACGTCCACCGCCACCTCGATGGACATCCACGCCACCCTTCGCAGGGCCGTGGCCAGCTCCTCGTCCTCGGCTGAGCGGTAGACCCGCACCACGCTGGTGGTACGGCTGAGCTTGTCCACCTGGGCCACAGGGATGGACAGCAGGTCGGCCACGGCGGTGGGGGTCATCTGGCGCTCCAGGAGCTTCATCGCCACCTTGCGCTCGGCCTGGGTCAGTCCAGTAGCCACGCCGATCTCCTGGCCTCGATCTCCACATGGATGCGGTACCCGTAGAGCCGGATGACCTTGGCGATCTCGCTGGCCTCTCTCCCGGGCACGATCAGGTTCACCACCAGGTTCCCGTCCCTGGTACTGACGAAGGTCCCCAGCGTGGCCTCGAACTCGATCTTGCCCTCAGGGACCGGGCCCTCGGTCAGGAACTCCTCGGTCCGTCTTCGCTGGCGGGGAGCGACCACGGTTCCTCCTCCCAGGCCGGGTACAGATCGGCGATCTCCGTGGGCTGCTCCAAGTCAGGGAGCTTGGGCTGAGCCAGGTCCTTGGGTCCGTAGACCATCTCCAGGGCCCGGCTCACCGTCTGGGTCACGATCCTGGCCAGTCCCCAGGTCACCGCCAGCATCAGCCCGCTGATGACCACCGCCACCCCCAAAATTTCCACGATTCCTGAATGTACTGGTCCGGAGTCCTACTGGAAATATCCCCTCCCCGACCCAGAGAGACC